ATGGTGCTTACTTATTTACTATTGACTGGGCTCATCCAGAGAGTAATATAGTAGATACCGATCATTCGGAAATACCGCACGAACATAAGTGCGCTCACATAATTGCCTTAGACGATGGCAACTATGCAGCCCAACCAAACAATAGATGTATTTGGGACCTACCTTCATTTACAGTTAAGGATAATATTCCTGACTGGAAAGTTCAAACGAACGAATGGAACGTAGAAGATACGGGTAAATGGAAAACAGAAGACACAGACAATTTCTTTTATGAGATTGAGGAGAAAAAAAATGATTAGTAATGGTATATGTAGCGATTGTGGACATAGACACCGAGGAATTTCAGAATGTAAATTCTGTGATTGTGTGTGGCTAACTGAAATTATTACCATAGACCATGATTTTATTGAAAAAATTAAAGGTTGGTTTAAAAAACTAATATTCTGGAGATAAATGCCTAATGAATATTGCAGAACTGTTCAAAAAGAATTTTGTATTAGTACCCGTAATAGCGTCCGTGCTATTTGGAACGTTCACTGGCGTTAAGTACGTAGTTAATCTAACAGACACCATCAACGCAAATCAATCAGAAATTATAGATCTTAAAAGAGATTTAAAAGTTGCTCAAGATAAAATTACAGATCAAAACACAAGACTAACTTCTGCTGAGTCTACATGGCAAATGGCAGAAAATTTATACAGACAATTAGCAGATGAAGTTAGAGAACACAGCTATGATATTAAGGATTTAAATAGGTAATGTATGGAGGTTCTCAGGATGGATTACAGATTTACTGCAATATTAATTATAATGATTACTCTACTAGCTTTGTTTGGTGGACCAGCTCATTCAAAAAATGAGTATTTAACTAATGGGACTAATAGCTGCAGAACTGGTGAAGTCGATGTTAGAATCGAAACAGAAAACAGAGACAATGACTACAGACACAATTCTAGTTCTAATAATTATGATAATGATAATGATAACGATCGTCTTAGTGTAACTTACAGACATTACATAGGCACAGCTTGCACAAAAGAATTTAGACAAGTGCAACAAGAAAACATGGAACTTAAGCAACAGCTAGAGTTGATGAAGATGTGTGGCAGAGTTAACAGCAATCCAAGTCTAGCACAAAATGAAAACTTTAGATTATTAGTATCAAAGTGTACCGGTGTAACTCCAGTTAAATTAGATAACAGACCTGCAGATGGCAAAAGTAAATGGGATGAATTAAAAGATAGCTACAAAAAAGAAAACCCAGACGTTACTTTAATGAATGATAAGATCATAGGACCCACTAAAAGAAAATTAAAAATACCACCAAAAAATTATATACTTCCACTACCAAAACCTAAAGATGAGTAGAAAAACTAATACAGCATTGATTGCGTTATTAGGTACAATCCTAATGGGACTCGCTACGTGGACATTGGTCACACTCATAGAACTTCAGTTAATCGTAACCATGATCCAATCGGATTTAATGAGCATTGACAAGCAATTTGGTAGAGTTTATAATTTCATCGATTCCGTTAGAGGCAAATAATGAACCTTTCCAGAAATTTTACTCTTCAAGAGTTAATCAAATCAGACACTGCTGTTCGTAAGGGCATAGATAATAATCCTAACTCAGATCAAATAGCAAAATTAAAATTAATTTGTGATAATATTTTACAGCCTGTTAGAGATCATTTTGGTCCTGTGGTGGTGACGAGCTGCTATCGTTCTCCAGAGTTGTCTCAAGCTATTGGTAGTTCTGTTAACAGTCAGCACTGCGATGCGGAAGCCGTTGACTTTGAATGTCCAGGAGTCGACAACGCAGAACTATGTGATTGGGTATATAAAAATTTAGATTTTGATCAAATGATTCTCGAGTTCTACAAAAAAGGTGAGCCCTCAAGTGGATGGTGCCATTGTAGTTATGTTGAAGATAAACCTAGAAAACAATTTTTACATGCATTTAAAGAGGACGGCAAAACCAAGTATAAACCTATTCTTGGCAAAGCTGTTGATTTAGTGTAAAAAAATTTATGGCTGGTAAAAAGAAAAGAAAATTAATGGAAACAATAATGTTTAGTAACAGAATAGATACTGTTATGGGAACATGTTCCGGGTGTGAGGAGGACGCTATATTAGTTGCTATTGTATCTGATTATTATAGATGCACATCCTGTGGTCATGACAACAGACAACACATCAATGGCAAAATTACTTATTTAAAATTAACTGATGAAGATAAAAAATATATAAAGAAGCAAGCAGAATTGAACAATGGCCAAAGTTAAATTATATTAAGTAATGTTATTAAAAAAAGATCAAGTTAATTTAATAAAAGAAAATAAAATTTGTTTTATTAAAAATTTTGTATCTTTAGAAAAAATATATGATTACAATTTTATTGGTAAGTTGTTGGAAGAAAATAGTTTAAAGATTATTCCAAAAACATTTAATGGTAATTTGAAAGATATATTTCAAATATTCAAAGTAAGTAATTCAATAAAAGAATTTAAAACATTCTTTGATTTTTTGAGTAAAATTTTTAAATATGAAAGAGATCAAAAAGATGAAGTAGATTTATTTTTTAGTTTTGTATCTCAAGTTGGTGAAGCTCATATAGACCCGGAAGATGTATTTATAATTGGGTTGAAAGGAACAACAATTTATCGGTTTTTTGATATTGAAAATGTTGACTATTATGTTGAAAAAGGAGATATGATTTTTATTCCTAAAGGTTTGAAACATAAAGCAATTGGTTTAAATCCTAGAGTTATTGCATCTATTGGGTTTTTCGGTGAAAAAAAATTGTGAAATTTTAAAAATGATAGAGATAGAAAATTTTTTAAGTAAGGAAACATGTAATCATTGTATTAATTTTTTTAATATAAATGAATCAAAAGGACTTAATTATAATAAAAGAAAAACATTACCTATATTATCACTGTTAAATGTAGATTTAAAAATAAATGAATTAGTTAATAAATATAAAAAATTATATCCAGGTTACACAATATTAAATTTTGAGATAATAAAATGGCCAGTTGGCGAAAAGCATGATTGGCACAATGATACTATTTATTATGATAAAACAACTATTACTTATTTAAATGAAGATTACGAAGGCGGCAAAACCACTGTGGCTACATACACTGTTGAGCCAAAAATTGGTAAAATAATATTATTTGATGCAGAAGTAATGCATAAAGTATCACCATTGATAGAAGGTGAAAGATATGTTATGATAGTATGGTATAAAAAAAATGGCCAAAGTTAAATTTACACATTTTACCCCAAGAGACAAACCTAAAAAAAGAGGACCTCGAAAACATAAAAAATCTCTTTCAAAAAGTGAGAAACGTCAAAAGAGATTGAAGCGCTACAAAGGCCAAGGGTAGTGATTAAGACAGTTTTATTTATGGTGTTATGTAGCGGAATTGCAGGCAATCAATGCAAAGCTATTCCCACCCCTATAGTATTATTCGATGATTATAGTAGCTGTATGGTCTATGGTTATGACTATTCCTACAAATTAATGACTACATTTGATCCAGAATGGACCAATAGTATAGAAGCCTATACTAAGTTTTCTTGTAAAGCAGAAGAAATTATTTAAAATAATTATTGACACAAAGAAGAATATTTTGTAGGATATCCTCATATTAAAAAATGAAAGGATATAACAGATGACTGATTTTAGCAAATACAAGAACATCTCTATTAAAAAAGAGACGTATGCGAAGATTGACAAAATTAGAAAAGTGTTAGTACCTGATGATCCCGAAGTATCGAGAGCACAGGTGGTAACTATTCTAGTAAACAAAGAAGCCAAACGTTTAAATGGCAAACTTAAATAAACCAATACAGGAGAAAGTATGAAATATACGGTAGTAAAAAGAATACCATTTGCACATAGTAATGATGGTGTTCATGTAATGAAAGAAGCAGCAAGTTATGAAGAAGCAATGAAGTACAAGGTAGCAGGAGAAATGTTAGAGTCTGAAGATTCTTCTAGTGTTATAGAGATCTTAATCAATACAGATGATGCTTTTGATTTCACTAGCAAACCTTTACTGTTAACTGATGAAGCGAAAAAAGCATCTTAATGACGGAACTTAGAGACGAGCATTTGGAGGTTATAAGTCGAAACAAGGCCATAGCTTATGAAAAAGAAAATAGTAATAAGCTATTACAAGTCCGTGAAATTTATAACCGAACCAAAGGTCTTCAAGATATCTCGGAGCATGAACTCAAAAAATTTAATGAGTTGATGAAATACACTTTATGATGAGTGAAGAAGACATAAAAAAATATCATGAACTAGTTGAAGAGTTAGAACTAGCTAAAAAAAATAAGGCTCCGGTCTATGA